TATTAAGGAGTCTGGTGACTGGGACGACCCTGTTCAACGGGCTTCTGCCGTGAAATACTATCAAGACTTTGATCGCCTCGCTAAACAAAGGAACTAAAATGTCCAAGCCAAACACACCAAACACCCCGTTCGACGAAGATGATGAGAGGATCGTCCGATCCTCCGCTACCGAAGAACGTGGCGCACGCGGCATCGATGAAGATGTTGCTAGGCAAGATGCTGGCGGACTTATGTCCGAGAAAGACTATCTTGCCCTTGTTCAGGCTGAGTTTGAACAAGTTTCTCTCCCTAAGCCCCCTACGATTCCTGGTTGGCACCTTTGCTGGTTGACGACCACGAGCCAATACGACACCATTCCCAAACGTCTCCGGCTTGGCTACAAGTTGGTCACAACGTCAGAGGTGCAGGGCTTCGATCCGTCGAATGGTCAATTCCTGGAAAAATATCCGGGGTATGTGACCTGTAATGAAATGATTCTCGGCAAAATCCCGGACGCTTACTATCAGCGAATGATGAAACACTTTCATCATGACGAACCGACTGGGATGGCTAAGACTGCATTGGACAGGATCAAGCAAGGTCTCGATAAGGAAAAGGATTCAGAGGGCAATGACCTTGGAGAAATCCTCGGTGATGGCTATCTCGACATGGAGAAGTCGGCCAAGCGGAGCGACCGCACGCCGCGCTTCAATCCCTAACTTTTCAAAGGAACCTAAATGTCTGCTGTTTCAGCACCGTTCGGATTCCGCCCCGCATATCATCCAACGGGGCTGGATCGAGCACGACGCTACACCATTGCGGGGTCTTATGGCACCGTGATGTACAAAGGGTCAATGGTGACCCTAAACACCAACGGAACGGTAACGGCAGCTGCTGCCGCCGCCGACTTCCTTGGTATTCTGGCCGGGGTCGAATTCGTCGATGCCAACGGCAAGCCCAACCTCCAACCCTACTGGCCAGCGTCTCAGGCGATCCTCGCAGGAACAACGGCATATGCCTGGGTTTGGGATGATCCGCTTATGGTGTTCGAAGCACAGGCGAATGGCGCCGTTGCGCAGACCGCTGTTGGCGATCAAACTGATGTTGTGAATGTTAGCTCAGGGTCGGCCCAAACTGGGTTGTCCACGAGCGGCCTGAACTCATCGTTGGCTGGTGCAGCGTCACAAGGCCAGTGGGCGATTCGCGGATTCTCACTGGATCCAAACAACGCCGTTGGCGATGCATTCACCATTGTCCAAGTGACGATGGCGCGTAGCATCAACCTTGCCAACAAGGTCGCTGTCTAAGGAGCATGATCATGAAAACATTCACCAAGCTCCTTTCTGGCGCATTCAGCTACCTCCATGCCGTACTGTTCGGCTATCTGCACTCAATCGGGTTCATCCTCTGCGCTGCGCCAATGCGGTCTACGGACTTCAAGGCCATCGTTGAGCCGATCCTGAACAAAGCGTTCGATGGCGTGTACAACCAACGTGCAGACGAGTGGAAACAGTTCGTGGACGAGACCCCGGGCATTGCTCGGGCTTACCACGAAGAACCTGTGATGTTCGGCTTTGTGGCCGCCCCTGAGATTCCTGACGGCATGCCTGTCACGTATCAACAAGGTGGCGTGCTATTCACGAAGCGCTACATCTACAAGGTGTATGGGTTGGCCTATGCAATGACGCTTGTTCTCATCGAGGACGGCGACCACATTCGCATCGGTTCCATCTACGCAAAGCACTTGGCCCAGTCTCTGATCGAGACGAAGGAAGTGAAGTGCGCAAACCTGCTGAACTTTGCCTTCAATAGCTCGTATCCGGGCGGCGATGGCGTTGAGTTGAACAACTCGGCGCACCCCATCGTGAATGGCACGTTTAGCAACATCGCTGCCGTATCCTCGGCACTGTCGCAGACTTCGCTGGAGCAACAACTCATCAGCATCAAGAAGGCTGTCGATAACAACGGCAAGAAAATCCGGCTGGCACCGAAGAAACTCATTGTGCCACCTGATCTGTCGTTCCAGGCTGAAGTCCTGTTGAAGTCGGTGCTTCGCACTGGCACCAACAACAACGACATCAATCCTATCAAGAGCGCTGGCGGTCTCGATGCAGACTGCGCCGTTGTGACTCGTCTGACCTCGCCAACCGCATGGTGGGTTTCCACCGATGCGCCCAACGGGCTTCAGATCAAGATGCGGCGCAAGCTGAAGAAGGCCATGGAAGGCGACTTCGAAACCGACTCCGTTCGCTATAAGGGAACGGAACGCTACGAAGTGGGCCACACCGATCCACGCTGCTCGTCCGGCAACCCCGGCGCTTAATTGCGGTTGTCTCCAGAGGGTTTTTCGCAGGACCCTCTTTCCAGCCCGCCGAGCGCCAAAAGTGTTCGGCGGGTTTTTTAGCAAAGTAGGTCACAGGCTTTTCAAGGAGAAGTGATCATGGGACAGATTTCAGACGACATTTTTTTGGGCCCTGTCTGGGCGCCAAATCCTCTTGACCCGAATGCGCCTTCAAGCCCGATGAACGGACTTGGGCCGATGGGACGGGTCTATGTTTTCGACATTAAGCCTGTTGCGCTCAACGCGACGGGTCTTGCCACCGCGCAAGCCGCGACTGGCGGGCCTGTTACCTTGACGGCGGGCACCGGGGTGACGACTCGTGTTGACGCCCAGGGTCGCACACGCTACGTGCTAGACGTGCCTCGTGCGGTGACGTTGACGGCGGCTGGCGCCAACACTCAGGTTCCGACCGTCACTGGATGGGATCAGTATGGACAGCCGATGACCCAGACAACTGCGGCACCGTCTACCAGCACAGTGACCACGACAAAGTGCTTCAAGGAAATTCTCTCGATCACCTACCCGGCCACTCCAGGCTCCAACGTCTCGGCTGGCACGGCAGATGTGTTCGGCTTCCCGTTCGTCATCAGTGATGTTTGCTACATCGTCTCCGCCAAGTGGGCGACGACCTTGGCCGACAACGCCGGAACGGTGGTTGTTGCAGATGCGACGAGTCCAGCCACGGCGGCGACCGGTGATGTTCGTGGGACCTACGCTACGACCTCCGCGTCGAATGGCACGAGGCGCTTGGTTTGCTGCCTCGCGGCCACCGGGCTGCAGGTTGGGCCTAACGCTACCCGTCTGGCTGCGCTGGGCGTAACGCAGGTGTAAGATGGCCACCTCAGGCACCGTTGCCTCTACGCAGGTAACGGTTGACGACCTCATTGCCCAAGCCGTCACGCGAGCCGGTAAGCTCAAATCGACGGTTGGCGGTGAGTTGTTGGCCGATATCCGGTTGGCTCTCTATTTTCTGATCGCTGATCTTGGGAACGATGGCGTCAATCTGTGGTGCTTGAAGAAGACAGTTGTTGATGTTGCGGCAAACAAGATCGCATATCAGCTTCCACTGGCGACTAACAGCGTTACGAACGCCCTGTATCGAACACTGAATGCGCCAAACGGCACCTATGCCGTGGCCGCTGATTCTGTGACGTTCACATCGAATTCACCGATAGCAGTCAACAACATCACATTCACGTTCGCAGCGGACGGCTTTACTTCCCCTGTTGTGGAGTATTTTGACGGAACTGCATGGCGGGGTGCTGCTTCGATAATTGGAACATACGTTGTTAACGGCGCCAACTTTGTGATGGACCTAGATAGCACTGCGCTGGCTTCGATGTGGAGAGTCCGCGATACGACTGGAACTCTACTGGCGCTTACCAACGTGTTGTTTAGGACTATCGCCCTAGAGATAACGATGGCGCCGTTGAACCGCGACGACTATACGAATCTTCCCAACAAATACACACCAGGGCTGAAGGCGCTTCAGTTCTGGTTCGACAAGCAGATCAACCCTAGGATTTTTGTTTGGCCGATGTCAACATCACTGGCTGACCAGATTGTGTTCTGGACAGCTTCAGAGGTGGAAGACCCTGGCGAATTGCAGAACAGCTTGGCGGTGCCGACGCGCTGGTATCAAGCGATTGTCGACGCATTGGCATATCGAACAGCAATGCTTATTCCCCCGAACGAGTTAGTCCCTGGACGGCTCGACACTTTAAAAATGGATGCTGCGGATAGCAAGAAACGGGCGAACGATGGTGAATCGGACGGCTCATCGTTTCGAATTGCTCCCAGAATCGGCGGGTACACGAAGTAAAGGAGGGCTATTTTGCCCCTCTATATCGACACGCGCAGTGAGCCAACTGCAGCCGTTGCTATTTGCGACAGGTGCAAGTTTAAGTTTCCTATTGCGCGCCTCGTCTCCGATCCGAACTCACCAGGGTTGCGGGTTTGCGAAGATACATGCAAGGACATCTTCGACCCGTATCGCCTTCCTCCGCGCGTCACGGAAAAGATCGATGTGCGATATCCGCGCCCAGAGGAACCATTGGACGGGGCACCGGTCGATTGGACGACTGAAAAGACAGGGAGTTATAAATGACTGGCTTTCAAGACCGCTTCGGCGGCCAAGGGCTACAGCCGAGTAATGTTTCGTGGGCGGCTTATTCCCTCTCACAAATCCCGCTGCTGACCTATTGGCCTTTCGCTGCCAACCCAACAAACACGCTGTGTAAGCAGCTAGATATTACGCCGACAAGTGCAG